AGTAGGAGATAAACTTCTTTATAAAAGAATAATGCCTATTGAACAGTATCCAATAGTACCATTTATTAACATTCATACAAGAACACCATATCCTGTAGGAGATGTTAGACTTGTAAAAGGAATGCAAGAGTATATAAATAAAACAAGGTCATTGATTATAGCACATGCTACAACAAGTACAAATACCAAGATACTTGTCCCAGAAGGGAGTGTCGACATGGCTGAGTTTGAACAAAAGTGGGCACAGCCTGGTGTAGCAATACAGTATGACCCAACAGATGGAGCACCTATGGCAGTGCAACCATCGCCATTACCTAATGAGCTTTATCAAAATGAGCAAACCGCAAAGAATGATATTGACCATCAGTTAGGTATTTATGAGATGATGGCTGGTAATACAGCAGTAGCACCTCAAACATATAAGGCAACAATAAGCCTTGACGAATTTGGTCAAAGAAAAATTAAATCAAAACTAGCTGATATAGAAGCAGGTTTAACAAGAGTAGCACAAGTAGCTATACCACTTATGCAAGAGTTATACAGTACTGAAAAAGTATTTAGAGTTGTGCAACCTAATAACTCACTAAGTGAATTTGTATTAAACAAAAAGCTAGTTGATGATAAAACAAATGAAATAAAAATTATAAATGATATTACAATAGGTAAGTATGATGTTGTTTGCGTTGCAGGCTCAACACTTCCAACTAACAGATATGCGGAACTTGAGTTTTATAAAGATGCTTATCAAATGGGTATCATTGACAGAAAAGAAGTGCTTAAGAAAACAGAAGTGTTTGATGCTGAAGGTGTTGAAGAAAGAATGGATAGTATTACAAGACTTCAACAAGCTTTAAAAGGAGCACAAGAAGAAATTAAAAAACTTAAAGGAGACTTGCAGACTAGAGATAGAGAAGCTATCAATCTACGCAAGAAAGCAGAGGTTGAGAAATTCAAATCAGAACTTGATAGAATATCTAACAAGTCAACTGCTGCAGGTACTCTTTACGAGAAACGCCTTGATGACGTTCTTTCTACAGTTAGAAAGGAAGTTAGCTCTGCGTTAAAAGAAGACAAACAGGCTTCACCTCCTACTAAGGAGCAAGCCAC